GGATCGGGGGACAGAGATGGCTATAGAGCTACTGCGAACGACAGAGAGCAGTAGCAGAAGGGCGGCCCTCCCGAGGCCGCCCCTATATAAGGAATCTCTGAAGGCCAGGGCTTAGAAGCCCTGGCTAGTAACAGGTCTATAGGAAGTGCAACGGCGGCCGGCAGGCCGCCTTTTCTAAGAGGGTGCCCCCCTCTCGAAAGGGGGTACCCCCCTGCCTTACAGCATGTGCCCCCGTCATAAAAGGCTGCACCCCCTCGGGGAAGGGTGCCCCCTCTGCAAGGGTGCACCCCCTCGCAGACACAAGAGTAAGAACACTCGGAAGCCTGGGCTGTATGACTACCAATGGCAGAAGGCCAGGGCTGAAGCCATAAAGCTTCAGCCTTACTGTTCTTTCTGCGGTACCGATAAGGACCTAACCGGAGACCACATCCTTCCCTTGAAGGATGGAGGAACGAACACACTCGATAACATCCGTGTCCTATGTCGATCATGCAACACACGCAGAGAGAACGACTACCGAAAAGGCCGTAGGTACTAGGCACAGCACTTTCAAAAAGGTGCACCCCCTTGCCGCCCCTCCCAAGCACGCAGAGCACACCGGCCATGCCGACAGGCATTAGGTCCAACTCTGCCTTTCACGTAGCCGCTGATCACACCAGACGAAGCACTGTCAAGCATCCTGGTTCAGCTTCTTCGGCTCATTTGAGACGGGAGGGGGGATCCGAAAGGATTCCGGCGCCCTTCCCCGCACCCGCCGCCTTCCCTCGGCGTGAGCGCGCGGGGGTTCGCCCGTGTTCGTGGGAATGCGGATAGCTACGGTCGAGCGAGCATGCAACCGCCTAGGCCGTTGACCAGCGCGGATCTCTCCGCGTGAATTACAGAAACGTTTCCCAGAGAGGGGAATTCCAGACCCGAGAGAGGTTGCAGACATGCCCGGACCGCCCCCGACCCCTTCGAAGCTGGTCGAGCTGAAGGGGAACCCCTCGAAGAAGAAGCTCACGGCCGAGCCTGAGCCGACCAGGGGCGCGCCGAGGCCGCCCGCTGACTTGAAGGGTGAGGCCCTGGCCGAGTGGGGCCGCATCGTCCCCGAGCTTGACCGCCTGGGCCTTCTCACGAAGGTGGACCGGGCCTATCTCGTCGCCTACTGCGAAGCCTGGGCCACGTTCAACGCGGCCCGGGAAGCTATCGCCGAGTTCGGCCCGCTGGTAGCCGGCCGAGACGGCGGCATGGTCAAGAACCCGGCCGCTCAGGTCATGCGTGACGCGGCGGACATGATGTTGAAGTTCGGTAGCCGCTTCGGACTGTCGCCTAGCGACCGTACGCGGCTCTCTGTGCCTTCCGGCACGGAAGACGGCCCCGATGCTCAGGTTCTCTCTCTCCTGAGCTAGGCGGGGCACACGGCCCCTCTCGCAGGGGCTAGGGGTTGAGCCCCCAGGTAGACCAGCGAAGGGCGGTCGCGGTCCCTGGGTGGCTCCCCTGAAGGGTTCCTAGCTCAGTTGGTAGAGCGTCGGCGTGAAATGCCGAAGGTCGGTGGTTCGAGTCCATCGGTTCCCACAGTGGGGTAGCTCCCCTGTTCCTGAAACTCCCCCTGATCAGGGGACGGAAGGAACGCGCACTTCGTCTAGCGGCCTAGGACTTCCCCGGTGAGGGGACAACGCGGGTTCGAATCCCGCAGTGCGCCCCAATACGTTTACACGTCTTCCCGAACGGGGTTCAGCAGTGACTCAGGTGACCAGCGCTTCGCGCGAGTATCGGTTCTTCTTCGCCGAGGACATCCCGACCGAGAGCTATCCGTTCTCCTCGGAAGTCGAGAGGACGCCCGAGCTGGATCAGGTCGCCGTCGACTACCTGAACGCAAAGCTTGCTCTCTACGCGGCCGTGAATCCGTCCCGCAACCTGAACACGACGACTCTCGACTTCAGCGGCTCCGTGGTCGTGAGCGAGACGACCAGCGAGAGCGCGCGACTGCACCCGCTCGATGACTTCGGGCTGTAAGCCGTGGCCGATCTGAAGAAGCGCCGTAGGCGTAGGCCGGCGGGGTGGCTCTCGCGTCGCGAGTACGCGCTGAAGCTTCGCTGCGATCAGTGGGGCGTCCCGTACGAGAAGGTCAGTCGAGCGAAGGTCTTCAACCGTGACGGTTGGGTGTGTCAGCTCTGCGGCCAACCGATAGACAGGGTGATTCGGTTTCCGAAGCCGCTCAGTAAGTCTCTCGACCACATCGTTCCCCTGTCGCACGGCCCCGGTACTCCGGGGCACGTCGAGAGCAATTGCCAGGCTGCACACCTCGGCTGCAATAGCAGCAAGGGTAACCGCGTGTGAGTGAATCCCCGGCTTAACCGGTCTTTGGGATATGCAAAGACGACGAACCGGGGGTGAGCGATGAACGAGGGAATCGTCTCGTCGCCCTTCGGTCCCGTCGATGCGCGTGAAGGCTTCTTCTTCTATGACGAGAAGAAGGCCACGCACGCAATCAACTTCATTGAAAAGCTGATCGTCCACACGAAGGGCCGTCATGCTGGCGCGCCCTTCATTCTCGATCCTTGGCAGAAGGACGAGATCATACGGCCGCTCTTCGGAACGGTCATGTGGGATGACCAGTACAACGAATACGTTCGCCAGTACCGCATAGCGTGGCTCGAAATGGCACGCAAGAACGGGAAGTCGGAACTCCTTTCCGCGTTCGCCCTTCTCGGCCTGGTGGGCGACTTCGAAGAATCCGCCGAGGTCTACTCGGTCGCGGCTGACCGCGATCAGGCAGGGTTGGTCTACAGCACTGCGAAGCGCATGGTCGAGCTGAACCCGATCCTCTCGAAGCGACTCGAAATCATCGACTCGAAGAAGCGGATCATCGACCGGAAGACGAACAGCTTCTATCAGGTCTTGCCCGGCGACGCTGCGGGCGCCCTCGGAACGAACCCTTCAATGGTTCTTTTCGATGAGGTTCTGACACAGCGGGACAGGCACCTTTGGGATGCCATGCGACAGGGCTTCGGTACCCGTCGACAGCCGATCATGATTGCCGCGACAACGGCGGCATATCGAACCGCGGCCTTCGCCCTCGAAGAGCACGAACACTCTCTTCGTGTTCGCGAGGATCAGAACATGGACCCGGCGCGATTCGTGTTCGCGCGGAACGTTCCCGATGACTGGGATTGGAAGGACGAAGGCAAACCGCCCTCGGCCGAACACCCGAAGGGGACGGGTTGGTACCTGGCGAATCCCGCCCTCGGTTCCTTCCTGAACATCAACAACCTTCGGGCCGAGGCCATGGAAGCGGCGGAGAAGCCGACGGCTCAGAACAGCTTCCGAGTCTTCCGCCTGAATCAGTGGGTGTCTCAGGCGAACCGGTGGCTCGACATGCACCTGTGGGACGAGAACGGATCGCTGAAGGTCGACCGGGAACGGCTTAAGGGCCGCCCCTGTTACGCGGGTATCGACCTGGCCGCTACGGGCGACTTTAACGCCTGGGTGTTGCTCTTCCCCGGTAGCCCTACCGACCCCGAGGCCGAAGGCTGGACGGTGCTTCCGCACTTCTGGGTTCCTCGGCCGGCGGTCGAGAAGCGAAGCGCCATGAAGTCGAGCTTCGAGGTTTGGGAGCGTGAGGGTTTCCTTACGGTGACCGAGGGGCCGACTACGGACTTCAAGGCCATCTTCCGGCGCATCGCCGAGGATGCCGAGACGTTCCGAATCCGCTTCTTCGGCTATGACCCGTGGAACGCGACTCAGCTTGTGAACGAGCTGGAGGAACACGGCCTTACGGCCGTGAAGGTTCCGCAGAGTGCCGCTCGACTCAATGACCCGAGTAAGGCGATCGAGTCCGCCCTAGCGGGCCGTGAGCTGCACCACGGCGGTCACCCGGTGCTGCGTTGGATGGCGGACAACGTCGAGCTTGACGTTACCGGCGACGGTTTGGTGAAGCCTTCTAAGGCGAAGAGTGGCGAGAAGATCGACGGTATCGCGGCTCTCGCTAACGCCTTCTTCCTTACGGCCCTTCCGGCCGATGAAGAGGTTCATGTGACCTTCGTGAACTTCAACGAAGAGTATTCGGATTCCGAGTTGGAATCGCTTCTTACCCCTGCCGCTCGGCAGAAGGACTTCTTCCTAGAAGACGACGATTAGGAGATTCATGGACCGGCCCAACCTGGGCCGCTCTCTCCGGTCGGTCGCTAATTCGTTTGTCCCGAACGTCTTTCAGGTGGGCAGCCTCGGCTTCATTTCCGTTGCTGCCTACGACGTTGCGCGCCCTCTCGGGCACTTCGCGGTGGCCGTGTGCCTCGGGCTTATCGGTTACGCGACGGACGGGGGCAAGCGGCAGTGAGCCTGTTTACACGCATCGGTCATGAGGTTCGCGCGGCTATGTCGGGCCTCGCCTCTGACTGGGAACGGGACGTCGAGTCCTCGGGGTATCTGCGTACGGCCTCGGGCCGGAAGGTGTCCCGCCGGAACAGTCTTCAGATGGTGGCGGTATACGCCTGTCAGTCCCTCATTGGGGACGCGGTGGCGTCCCTTCCGGTCGACCACTACACGAAGATTAGCGGGCGGAAGGAAACGTTCGATCCCATCCGTTCCCCGCGCTGGATACGTCAGCCGAACCCTTTCCAGACCTCTTACGAGTTTTGGTTCCGCGTGATCATCAGTCTTCTGACTGACGGCAACGCGTTCATCTACACGCTTCGGAATGACCGTGGCGAAGTGGCCGCGCTGTACTGCATGCATCCGCAGTACGTGAACATTCTCGACGGTCCGTTGGGTGATAACCGGTACGAGGTGAGCGACGATAACGGCGCGGTTCACGGCGTCCTCGATCGCTCTCAGCTTCTCCACATTCCGGCCTTCACCGTTCCCGGTGCTAGCCGTGGCCTGTCGCCTATCGACATGGCCCGAGAGGCTATCGGCCTGGGGCTGGTCGCCGAGGAATTCGGTTCCCGCTTCTTCGAGCAGGGAACGACGATGGCCGGCGTCATCGAGCACCCGGGCACCCCTCGGCCGGACGAAGCGCGACTTCTTCGCGACATGTTCCGGAAGACGCACGCGGGAGTGAAGAACTCCCATTCGGTCGGCGTCCTTACCGGCGGTGCCCAGTTCAAGCCGATCACGCTTTCCCCGGAACAGGCTCAGTTCTTGGAGACGCGACGGTTCCAGAAGACAGAGATTGCGCTTCTGTACCGCGTGCCCGCGTACCTGGTCGACAGCTCGGTTAGCTCGACCTGGGGGACCGGAATCGAGGAACAGAACAAGTTCTTCGTAGACCAAACGCTGATGCCGTGGATTGTTCGCATCGAACAGGCGGTGTCCACGTTCCTCCTTCCTGGCCTTCAGTACATCCGCTTCAACGTGGACGCTCGACTTCGAGCGAAGACGAAGGACCGGTACGAGGCTTATCAGACGGCGCTCAATAACGGCTTCCTGAACGCGGACGAGATTCGCGCAATGGAAGACCTGGCCCCGCTTCCGAAGAAGCTCGGTCAGCGCTACTACCGGCCCTTGAATCTCGGCGTCGTGGGCGACGAAGAGAAGGCCAAGGAAGAGAAGAAGGCCCAGGCCGGCCCGCCGGTTGCTCCGGTGCCCCCGGTTGTCCCTGATCCGAACGCGGACCCGAACGCACAACAGGACCCGAACGCTACGGATCAGAAGGACGACCAGAATGCAGATGGAGCGTAGGGCAGTCCCTACCGAATTTGAGGTTCGATCCGAGGGCGGGAAGTTCAACTTCTACGGCTATGCGCTGAAGTGGGACGCCCGTTCCTCGAACCTCGGGGGCTTTCGTGAGCGAGTCGCCCAGGGGGCGACTTCCGAGAGCATCACGCGCGATGACATTCGAGCGCTCTTCAACCATGACCCGAACCTGATCCTCGGCCGGAACCGATCCGGCACGCTGCGGCTTTCCGAGGACTCGAACGGGCTTCACTACGAAGTCGACATGCCCGACACGACTTATGCCCGCGACCTGGCCACGGCCATGGAGCGCGGAGACGTCAGTCAGTCGAGCTTCGGCTTCAAGACTTCCGGACCGGACGGCGATTCCTGGGCCGAGGACGAAGACGGGTTCCCGCTTCGGACTCTTCAGAAGGTCGCCCTGTTCGACGTCTCGCCGGTTACCTACCCGGCTTACGCCGACTCCACTTCGGGTGTCGGTTCCCGTGCTCTTGAGCTTCTGGCCGAGAAGCGCGGTCTTTCTGTAGCGCGGCTGGATTCGCCGGAAGCGATCCGGGCCGCTATTCGGGGCGAGTTCGAAGTTCCGGCGCTCACGACTGAAGCGCGGACCAACTTCCCCCGTTACGAGCTTCCTACCGATCCGGTGGCGGCTCTCGCGGCTCTTCGTCGCTTCTAGCAGATCTGTAACTATCATTTGGAGCGTTCATGGACTTCGCGTCCGTTGCTAAGGCTGCGCTGGAGAAGCGAGCCAACCTGATTTCCGAGCTTCGCTCTGTCGAGGCTGACACGTCCCTGTCCGAGGCCGAGAAGCGCGAACGCGTCGAGCGAATCGACGTCGACGTTCGCGGCCTGGAGGTCGAGGCCCGAGAGGCTGTCGAGCGTGGCGAGCGTGAGGCCGAGGTTCGCTCCCTCGCGCAGCGGGCCGGCGGCCTTCTCCTGCCGGGTTCCCCCGAGGCTCGCCAGGGCGAGCGTGACGAGGCAGCCGAGCTTCGCGCGGTCGCGCGTGGCGACATGCCGGGCGTCGACTTCGACCTTCGTACCGCGACCAGCGGCACCCCCGCGAACGCGGGCAACACCTACGCGAACACCTTCGTGGCTCAGGTCATCGAGGCCATGCGCGTTCGCTCCGAGTTCTTCTCGAAGGCTCGCACCCTCACCACGGGTTCCGGCGAGACGATCGAGTACCCGGTGAAGAACGGCCGCCCGACGGCCGCGCAGGTGGGCGAGAACACGGCCTACGGCAAGAGCGACGGTTCTTGGACCAAGACGAACATCGGCGCGTACAAGTACGGCGTGATCGTCGAGGCGACTCAGGAAATCGTCGATGACTCGCAGCTCGACATTCTCGGCATCCTCGCCGAGGACGCGGGCGAGGCTGTCGCCGACAAGGTGATGGCTGACCTTCTCGTCGGCAACGGCACCGGTAAGCCGTGGGGCTGGATCACCCGCGCTACCGGCGGCGTGAACGCGGCTTCCCTGGGCGCGGTCACCACGAACGACCTGATCGACCTTCAGCACTCCATCCTGAAGCCGTACCGACGGAACGCGGTCTTCATGACCTCGGACCAGGCGGTGCAGAACCTTCGGAAGCTGAAGGACACGACCGGTAACTACATCTGGCAGCCGGCTCTCACCGCTGGTGCCCCGGACACGATCCTTGGCACCGCGATCATGACCGACCCGAACGTCGTCACCTCTGGTGCGGGCGCGAAGGTCCTGGTCTACGGCGACCCCTCGAAGTACCTGATCCGTCAGGCGAAGTCGCTCCGTGTCGTCCGCTCGGACGAGTACGGCTACGACCGTGACGTGGTCGCGTTCAAGGTCACCTGGCGCGGTTCCGGCGACCTCTTCGACCTGGCTTCCGTCAAGGCTCTGACCGTCACCGGCTAATCGGTATGAGGGGCCGCCCTTCGGGGCGGCCCCTCGGTCATTCCCCATGGGAGATCAGATGAAGGTTCGCATTCTTGAGAACGGGTCGGGGCTTCTCGACGGCAGGCCGTTCCCCTCTATCGGCGATGAGGTCGAGCTTCCTACGGGACTCGCTATCTCGCTGATCAATGACAAGCGCGCGGAAGCTGTGGCCGAGACGGCCGCGGAGACGCGCGAGACGGCCGCTGAAGCGGCCCCCGAGAAGCGCGGCCCCGGTAGGCCGCGGAAGGCCGCGTAAGGGGTTGCTGTGCGGTTTCTGAGCGGTAGGGCCGTCAAGCTGCGGCACACCTTCCTTGACGACGAAACGCCTCTGGTCGTCCCTGCCGTGTCGGTGACCGTGCGGGACGCTGCGGGCGCGACCGTTTACACGGGTTCGGCGGCCAGCTCGGGAGACGAGTGGTCGGCCACCCTCCCGGCACAGGCCGAGGGCGTTTACACGGCCGAGTGGCAGGCCGGCGCAGAGGCGACGGACCGGACCACCTTCGAGGTAGTCGGCGGGTTCCTGTTCACCCTGCCCGAAGCACGTCAGTCGGACATGGACCTTGAAGACTCAACCCGCTTTCCGACGGCCGAACTTCGGCACTACCGGGACGTGGTGGAAGACGAGTTCGAGGCGATCACGGGCCGATCCTTCGTGCCGCGTACAGCGCGCGTCGAGGTCGAGGCGGACGGTTCGCGGACGCTCTTCCTGGGCTACTTCGATGCAACGGCCGTGACGGCCGTGGACGGCCCTTCTGGGCCTGTCGACGTGACGGGTTGGGCGGTCGACGCTACGGGCTTCCTGAAGGCCCCCTTCGAGCTGGTCGAGGGCGACCGGTACTGCGTCACGGTGACGTACGGCCTGGGCCAGGTGCCCGAGGACGTGAAGCGCGCGGGTCTGATCCGGCTTCGGTCCGTCCTCACGGCGGAGCGGTCCGGCATCCCGGACCGGGCTACGGCCTTCGTGGCCGCCGAGGGCGGAAATTACACGTTGGCCACTGCGGGCCGGAACGGTTGGGAAACCGGCATCCCCGAGGTCGACGCGGTTCTGAAGCGGTACAAGTACACGATCTTTAACGACGTGTTCGGGGTGGCCCGATGAGCACTCACGCTTTCGCGTTCAAGGGTGCGCTTCGCGACATGATCAAGGCCCTTCCCGCCCTGTCCGGCTATCAGGTCACCTGGGGCTACCCGTCCCGTAGCCCGGAACGCCGATGGGTGTTCGTGGGTGAGGTTCTGTGGCCGGATTCCCAGTGGGCGACCAATCGGAGCCGTGAAGAGGTCTTCGAGATCAGCGTCATCGTGAACTGTCAGCTCTCCGGTGCGACCTCGGAAGAGGTCGAGGGGGAGCTTCAGCGCATGGCCGCCGGTATCGAGGACGGCATGAAGGCCGCCCCCAATCTCGGTATTCAGTCCGTCGTTACGTCGGACTTCGTTCCAAAGAAGCTGACTAGCTATCCGTCCGATCAGGTCTATGAAGGCCAGTTCGAGGCGGTCGTTCGCGTGAAGGCGAGGCTGTAGTGAAGACCGTTGCTTACAACGGGCCTTATTCGGCGGTAGAGGTTCCCTCGCTGGGTCTTACCGCCGAGAAGGGCGACCCGATCGAGGTCGCCGACGAAGTTGCCCAGGCTCTTATTCGCCAGGGTTGGCAGGAGATTCAGGCGAAGAAGGAGACGGGTAAGTAATGGCCACCGTTCACGATTCATACGTCGGCGCGGTTGACGAAGTCACGTACGGCACTGCCGTTGCCGTGACGAAGTTCTTCGAGTTCACCGACGAAGGCATTGAAGGCAAGTACGAGCGGATCGACTCCGAGGCGATTCGCGCGGGTACCCGCGTCCTGCGAAGTGACCGTTTCGCGGTCAACCCGAAGGGTGCCGAGGGTGACGTGAAGATGGAAGTCACCTCGGGTGGCTTCGAGTTCTGGCTGAAGCACATGATGGGCGCGGTCTCGGCCGGCGCCCCCTCGGGCGGCTTCGTCACTCACACGGCGACCCTGGGCGACCTGAACGGTAAGTCGTTCACGGCTCAGGTTGGCCGAGTCGACAACACCGGCACGAAGGTCCCCTTCACGTACGAGGGTGGCAAGGTCAAGGAGTGGGAGCTTTCCAACGCCGTTGACGAGCTTCTGAGCCTGTCCGTGTCGCTCGACTTCGCGAAGGAGACGATCGGTGCGGGCACGGGCGCATACGCCCTGGGGGTTCCGGTCTACCCGGCGAACGCGAAGCTCTTCAGCTTCGGCGGTGGCACGGTCACTGTCGGCGGTTCGTCCTTCGACATCTCCGACTTCTCCCTGAAGGCGTCCAACGGCCTGAAGGATGACCGGTACTTCATCCGCAACTCGGGGAAGAAGGCCGAGCCGCTGGAGTCCGAGCTTCGCAAGTACGAGTGGAGCATTAAGGGCGAGTTCAGCGGTACGACGCACATCAACCGCGTTGCTGCGGCTATCGCGAGTGGCGCGGTCGCGAACATAACGGTTCTTTGGGATGGGCCGGACGGTTCTCAGTTCAAGGTCGAAATGCCGTTCGCGCGCTTCGATGAAGGCCCGGTGACCGTGGGCGGTATGGAAGTGGTCGAGCACGACCTTTCCGGTCTCGCGCTTACGGATGGCACCGCTTCGCCGGTAACCATCACGTACAAGGCCGTTCAGTAACAGGCCCTTCTTTTTTGGGCTAAAACTGTCATTTGGAATTGGGGTGCTGGGCTATGCCTGTTCAGGGTCTCGCCGCGAACGTCGAGGGCCTAGCCCAGTTCTCCCGCGCTCTCGCGCGGATCGGTGCTGACGGTCTCCGCGATGAAGTGAAACAGGCGAATTTCGATGTCGCCGACAAGCTCACGGACGCGGCCAAAGCGAAGGCCGGCGGGCTGTCCCGCCAGCAAAGAGCGGCGGCCGATTCTCTCAGGGCCACAAAGACGCAGAACTATGCGGCCGTTCGCCTCGGTTCTGCCCGGAAGCCCTATGCCCTGGGTGCCGAGTTCGGCGCTAAGAAGCGCACTCGGCGCGGTGTTGTCGCCCGAGGCTTCCGCCCCTGGCGCGGAAACGCGTTTTCCGGCTGGTCTGGCGGTCCTGGCTACTTCCTTCACCCGGCGATCCGGGAGAAGGGTCCTGAGCTTATCGAAGAGTACATGCGTCGTATTGACGAAATCACACAGGAGGCATTTCCAGAATGAGCACGAACCCCGAGACTGTCGCCCTTCGTATCGACCCCGACGTTCTCACCATCGGTGATCTCGAAGACTTCGAGGACGTTGTGGGCGCCCCGCTGTATGAGGTTCTTTCTCCTCGGCCGGTTATCGGTTCCGACGGTAAGAAGGTGCTGGACGAGAAGGGCCGCCCCGAGCTTCAGACTCAGATCAGCACCAAGGCCCTTAAGGCTCTCATCTGGATTACTCAGCGCATCGAGAAGCCGGACTTCTCGCTTGAGGATGCCCGCCGCATCCGGGTTTCTGCGCTTGAGCTGGTCGGCGTGGACGGCCCGGGAAACGCCCCCGAGCAGAACGCCTAAAGGAACGGGCGGCGTTCTGCCACTTTTACCGCATGGCTCCCGGCGACATTCGCCGCATGAGTGCGGCGGAGTATCGCGCCTTCTGTGACTACATGAACGAGTACAACGCCAGTCGGGAGTCTTTCTAATGTCCGATCAGAGGACGCTTCGCGTTGTCATCGTCGGTAATGCTTCGCAGGCAGAGGCGGCGCTTCGAAACCTGGGCGATGAAGCCGACGATTTGGAGCGTCAGACGGGACGGTTCTCCGGTGCTCTTACGGGCATGGGGGGCCGTCTCGCCGCGTTCGGTGCTACTGCGGCGGCCGGCCTCGGAATGGCCGCTGGTGCTATCGGTGTCGCGGCCTTTCAGGCCGCGGCCGATGCGGAATCAATGCAGGTGGCCTTCGAGACCCTTACGGGTAGCGCTCAGGCCGCTAAGAAGCACATGCAAGACCTGGCCTCTTTCGCGGCGGCGACGCCGTTCGAGCTTAAGGGCCTTCAGCAGGCGAGCGTTAAGCTTCAGGGCGTCGGTGTCTCGGCGAAGGATGTAATCCCGCACCTGACCGCGTGGGGCAATGCGGCTTCGGCCATGGGTGTTCGAGGGGCTTCCTTCGACAACGTTCTGACGGCCCTTTCCCAGGCCATCGGTAATGGCCGCTTCTCCCTCGAAGACTTTAACCAGATGGCCGACAACGGCCTATCGGTTTGGAAGTCTCTCGAAGAGGCGACCGGCAAGAGTTCCGCCGAGCTTCGCGAAATGGCTTCGGCTGGAAAGCTTGCGACTAAGGACGTCCTGCCCCTCCTCGAAGGAGTCTTCAACTCCAAGTGGGGCGACGCGATGGATAAGCAATCGCAGACCGCTAACGGTCAGCTTGCGGCCCTGAGCGACGCGTGGGACCACCTTCTCATCAAGATAGGCACCCCCCTTCTTCCGATCGGAAAGAAGGCCATTGCCGGGCTTAGCGGGCTCATATCCGAACTCGGCCACCACACGGCACCCCTGGGCGACACCTTCAAGAGTGTCGGTCGCGGGATCAAGGAAGCCTTCGTGGCGGCCGGCTCGATCCTGGCCCCGTTCAAGGCCGAGGCCGTCAAGGTGGGCCCGGACGTACAGCGCGGGTTCTCTGCCGTTCAGCAGACCCTCGGACAGCTCGGTTCGGTCATTCGGGGTTCGGTGCTTCCCCTCTTCCGAAGCGTTGCGGCGGCTGTCGCGCCCGTCCTCGGGACGATAGCGCGCGTCGTGTACGGGACTGTCCTCCCGGCCCTTATGGGGCTGGTGCAGACCGTTCTTCCGCACTTCCGGAATTTCGTCACCTTCCTGCAAACGCAGATCGTTCCCGTCCTTCAGGGAATGTTCGCGAAGGCTCAGCCGGTCCTAGTGAAGTTCGGTCAAGTCTTTTCGACCGTCATGCAAGCGATAGGTGTCGCGGTCAATATTTTGGCCCCGATCCTGGCGTTTCTCTGGAAATTCCTAGGCCCCATCGTGATCTCTACGATTCAGGGACTCTGGTCCGGAATCGTCAATGTCATATCGGGTGCGCTGAGCATCATTCAGGGCGTCGCGAACATTTTCATCGGCATCTTCACTGGCAACTGGTCGAAGGCTTGGAATGGCGTCAAGCAGATCTTTTCCGGTATCTGGGACGTCATCTGTGGCGCGTTTCAGATCTTCATTTTCGGCCGTATCTGGGGAATCCTTCGAGGCGGCCTAGCGAAGATCGGTTCCCTTTGGTCCTCGGGCTGGAATGGGATCAGGAATTTCTTCATGTCGATCGTGAACTTCATCAAGGGTGGGGTTTCCGGTTGGGTGAACGGAATTCGCTCGATCATCTCGGGCGGGATCAACTTCATCAAGAACGTTTGGAACCTCGGTTGGAACGGGATCAAGCAAACGATCTCCGTGAATGCCCGAGGAATCCTTTCGATCGTTCGGGACCTGCCTTCGAAGATAACCGGGTTCTTCCGAGCGCTTCCCGGCAATCTTCTTCAAATCGGCAAGGACATCATTAACGGTCTTGTTCGCGGTATCCGGAACTCCCTCGGTGCCGTGATGGGTGCGGCTCAGGCCATCATCGACAAGATCCCCGGCCCGATTAAGAAGGCCCTCGGCATCAACTCGCCTTCGCGAGTCATGGCCGAGATCGGTAAGTGGATCACTGAAGGTCTGGCGAAGGGAATGCTCTCCGGATCTAAGAAGGTTGCGGAGACTTCGAAGAAGCTGCATGAGCTGATCACGAAGGCTTACAAGAACAAGGACATTTCCAAGAACAAGTCGAAGGCTCTTCACGCCTACATCTCGGCGCAGAACCGAAAGCTTGTGGCTCTTGCTAAGGCTCGGGAAGAGATTCAGAAGCGGCTCGCCACGGCGAACGCGAAGCTTGCTGACCTGAAGAAGGCCAAGTCTGAAATGGCCTCTTCGATCACTTCGAAGGCCAGGGACTTCGGTTCCTTCATGGGGGCTCTCGACACTTCGCAGTACGGGGATAACTCGGCGAACGCGATTCTCGCGCGCTTGAAGGGCAAGCTTCAGGGGATCATCGGTTTCCGGAAGAACCTTCAGGCGTTGGCGAAGCGTGGCCTCGGCGCGGGCATCATCAATGAGATTGCCCAGGCCGGCCCCGAAGAGGGCGGGCAGATGGCCCAGGCTCTTCTTAACGCTGGTGGCGGTCAGATCAAGGAACTGAACTCCACTTATAGCGCCATTGGCAAGGAGTCGAGCAACCTCGGGAACTTCGTAGCGGGCAACTACTACGACGCGGGTATCCGCATGACCGAGGGCCTTATCAAGGGTCTGAAGCTCCGCGAGAGCGTACTGACCCGCGCTATTCAGGTCATGGCGGCCAAGATGGTGGCGACCCTGAAGAAGTCTCTGGGGATCAAGTCTCCCAGCCGCGTCTTCATGGGCCTCGGCGGCTTCACTGCGGCCGGTTTCGCGAAGGGCATCACGAAGGGCCAGGGCGGCGTTCAGGCGGCCGTAGACGAGTTGGCGGGAACGCGTCCCTCGGGGCGGCTTGCTAACAGGTCTATAGCCCGTGCAATGGCGCTTCAGTCTGCGGGTGGCCAGTCGGCCCCGAACGTCTTCGTGACCGTTCAGGGCAACGTCACTTCCGAGAAGGCCCTAGCTAAGTCGATTGCCACCACTGTACGAGACGAAATCGTTCGCAACGGAAAGCGTAACGGAGGAAGGACGGGACTCTAGTCATGGCGACGATTCCCAAGGTCACTGTCGAGGTTGCCTTTGACGGTGGCCCCTTCTCCAACTCCTATACGTGGACTGACATCAGTGATTACGTGAGGGGGTTTCAGGTTCGGCGTGGTCGGAACAATGAGCTTGACCGCATCGAGGCTGGAACCCTCTCCCTCGAACTCGACAACAGCGACGGGCGGTTCACGCCCGGCAAACAGAAGTATGCGGGGAACATCCTCTCGGGCTTCATGGGGCAATACTCCTGGGACCTGAGTGGGCGCGCGAACAACACACTCATGTCGTCCATCAACATCGGCGAAGTGACCGACGACCAGAAGCCGCGGGTGATGAGCCGGACGGTTTGGACCAACGGCGCCCCGGTGTCGTGCTACTTCGCGGTTCAGTGGGTCGACTCGTCGGGGACGACGCTCCGCTTCAACATCGGTACCCGGTTCGTCGCCGACGGCTCCCCGGCCGTTTACACGCACGAAGAGACCCCGCCGGCCGGTGTCTTTCAGGCGTATCTCTACATCTACGCGGACACCTACCCCGAGGGGAACGCGGGCCTGATCGCGTACGGCGAGAAGGCCGAGTGGTACAAGACTCAGCCGTACTACCCGAACGTTCTGCCTCGGCGACGCGTGCGCGTCCGCACGCCGAACCTGACCCCGAAGGACGTCAGTACGGGCGGCGACGTGAGCCGTACGTCTGCCATGTTCTCGACCTCCCACAGCGCGGGGACGAGCAACGTATGGCAGAGCGAATACAAGGCTTCGGGCGCTGGTGCCATCCGCGTGACCATGGGCAACAACGGGACGCAGGACTACGCGTCCTCGATCCGGTGCGGGTTCACGTCGGGCGGTAAGCCGGTCGGCCTGGCCCGAGTCGTGCCCGGACAGACCTACTCGGTTCGCGCGAAGGTCCGGCGCTACGGCACCGGCTTCCCGACCCTGATCATGCTCATCCGCTGGTACGACGCGAACGGGGCTCTCGTCACCACAAGTGCGGACGGCGCTCCGGTGACCACGACGACCAGCTTTCAGTACATCACCCGTATCGGATCGATCGCCCCCGCAGGGGCGGTGTGGGCCGGCATATCGATCGGCTCTCGGGGCGGCGACTCGAACATGGGCTTCGTCGTGGATGAGATCCAGTTCGAGCAAGGTACGACGTTCTCGGAGTGGAACCCTGGGGGCTCGATCTTCCACGGGTACATCGAGAAGTGGCCCGTGACGAGTGAGGGACTGACGGCCTCGGTCGACGTGACGGCGGTCGACGGCTTCTCGGTCCTGGCGAACACGGACCTTCGCACGGCCATGCAGGATCACATCCTGTCGACGGCTCCCATGGGGTACTGGACGCTGGGCGACCCCGAGGGGGCGACTCGCCTTGAGAACCTGGTGAACGACCAGGCTCCCGCGCGGCTGGTCGCTTCGAAGCACGGGGCGGGCACGGCCCAGCTCGGGGCCGACTCGATCGTCCGGAAGGACGCGACGACCAGCTACAGCCTGACCAACGTTGCGGCCAACATCGGCACCGTGGTCGACATCTGCGAGGGTGGCACGCGGAACTACCCCCTCGATGTTCAGTTCACGGTCGCCTTCTGGGTTCACCCGGTGTGGCCGTCCTCGGGGACGACTTCCACTCTGTTCCGGTCGTGGGCCGATACCGGCGGCGACCACATGCAGGTTCAGTTGAACTCTTCCGGGAAGCTCATAGCCACCATGCGCTATGGCGAGGGAATCTCTACGGCCACTTCGGTGAATTCCGTATCGTCCTCGAAGCCTACGTTCGTCGTTGTCTCGGCGAACGAAGGCATTACGAAGGTGTGGCTGAACGGGGTTCTCGAAGATACGAGCGACATGGGTTCGGTTATGAATCCTGATGTCCGGGACATGCGTTGGTCCTCCCTGGGTGGAGCGCAGGCCGGCAGCATCTATTCCGAGTACGCGAATGGCCGTTATGGCCATCTGGCCGTGTGGGACCGAGTCCTTACCACCACGGAGATTTCCGAGATTTGGAAGCTCGGCGACTACAACGGGGCTGACTTCTCCGAGGACGAGAACAAGCGTCTTAACCGCATTGCCACCATGGCGAACTTCAACGGAGAGACTGCCTACGATGCGGCGAAGAGCACGCTTCAGGGGCCTGTTTGGGCTACGGGAGCGAAGGCCCTGGACGAGCTTCAGGCGGCGGCGGAAGACGCTGAAGGCTACGTCTTCATGGATGGGGACGGACGGCTCACGTACCACAACCGGGACCGTCGCCAGGGGGCCGCAGTGCGGTTCGTTATGAGCGACGCTCTCGGGTTGCCGTATGAGCCTGGCCTGAAGTTCGAAATGGACGATGACCGCGTTATCAATGAGGTCACGTACAAGCGGACCGGTGGTGTCGAGGGCGTTCTTAAGGATCAGGCTTCCATCAACGCCTATGGGCGTAAGTCGAAGAGCATCGAGCGTCGCGTGACTCTCGATAGGTCCGTTCAGGATGCGGCTTATAGCCTGCTCAATCACTACTCGAAGCCGATCGTTCGCTGTGATTCGGTGACGTTGAACTGCTCGGCTACTCCGAACCTCTTCAGTGTCGCTTTGGCCGCCGAGATCGGCGACCGAATCACTCTCGATGATCTGCCTTCTCAGGCCCCGGAATCCAACCTTGACTATTACGTCGAGGCCATCGAAACCGACGTGTCGGTGGAAGGCGGAACGCTGGAATGGGTCACGACCCTTTCCCTGTCTCCCGCCGAGAATTCCGACGTGTGGGTGATTGAAGATCCGACGCTAGGCAGGCTCGACAGGACCACGGTCCTGGCCTACTAGCAGCCCGTTTACACGCTCTCAGGGGCGGCCCTCCGGGGCCGCCCCTTTGGTGTGCCCCGTGAACCTTGGAGTTTGGCCGGCATGGCTACCGTTCCCGCTACTCAGTCTTTCCTCGCAGGGGAGAAGGTCACGGCCGCGAAGCTTACGGCCGCGACGAAGACCCCTCTCGACTTCCTTCTGAACCCGCCCAGGGTCAACGCCTTCGCCACGGCTGGAACCGTGTGCCCTACGGGCATTTCGACGCTCATCACCTTTGATGGCGAAGCGTGGGATACGGACGGAATGCACTCGACCACGAACCCGAGTCGCATCACGATCAATACGCCTGGTCAGTACCTCGTCAGCATCTATGCGCGCTTTCCCATTAATGCCACCGGTTACCGGTCGTTGAACCTGCGGCTGAACTCGGGCGGTAACTCCGGTGCTGGTTCAACACTGAGCACGATTTCCGTTGCCCCCACTCCTGGTAGCGCTACCACCATGGTCACTCGAACCCTGGAACTGACGTGCAATGCAGGCGATCATTACGAGCTTTTCGCGTCGCAGAGCAGCGGCGCAAACATGACGCTCGATGTCGGCCAGCGAGTGACGGCGATGGAATTCCGGTGGCTCGGTCTCACCACCTAATCGAAAGAACACCCCCATGGATCTTCTCGGCTTTGCCGGATGGGTATTTGGTGCCCTGGCAACCCTGGGCGCCGTGGGCGCCGCATACGTTCGCTTCCGGTCCGACACAGATAACGCCACGGCGGAGATTTGGAAGGGCGAGGCGGAAGCGCAGAAGGCCCGAGCGGATCGGCTCGAAGAGCAACTGAAAGAACTCACGGGCCGTGTCTCTCGGCTCGAAGCCGAGAACCGTCACCTTTCCGAGCTGGTCACCGGACAGGCCGCTATTGCTGAGCTGAAGTCGCTTGTCGTGACTCAGCACCAGGACCTTATTTCCCTACTTCGTTCGGAGGCTCCGTAATGGAATTCGTTCAGGCTAAGTGGTACGGCCCTGGCCGTACCGTCCCTATCCGCGTGATCGTCGTTCACGACATGGAAGCCCCCGAGGGGCCGAAGACCGCCGAGAACGTCGCTAAGTGGTTCTCGACCCTGCCCGCGTCCTCGAAGGCGTCCGCTCACGTCTGCGTCGACAACGACTCGGCGGTTCGCTGCGTCGCCGATGGTGACCGGGCCTGGCATGCTCCGGGCGCGAACTCTGACGGCCTGGGCATCGAGCTTGCCGGGTACGCGCGTCAGTCTCGCGCGGAGTGGCTTGACCAGTATTCGAAGGGCGTGCTGGAGAACGCGGCCCGCGTGGTGGCCGGCTGGTGCCTGAAGCACAACATCCCGGCCCGGAAGCTCACCCCGTCCGAGCTGAAGGCCGGTAAGCGGGGCATCGTCGGGCACCGGGACGTGTCTGCGGCCTACGGCCAGACTGACCACTCGGACCCCGGCCCGAACTTCCCGTGGGACTACTTCCTTGGGCGTGTAAACGCCTTCATGGCTCCGCGGCCTTCGGCCCCGCCGGCCCCTGCCAAGCCTGCCCCCGCGAAGCCGACGAAGTACACCCCTCCGCCCTTCCCGAAGGGCCTGAAGCCGGGTAGCGCGTCGCCCTCGGCGAAGACGCTTCAGCGTGCCCTGAAGGCCGCTGGATTCATGAACAAGAGCGTCCCTGAGTCGGACAACTACGGCCCGAAGACTCAGGAAGGTGTCGGGCTCTTCCACCGGAAGTTTCCGAAGTACGCGGCCCAGGGCTCGACCTGGGACGTAGCGATCGGCCCGAAGGGTTGGGCCGCGCTCTTCACTCGGGCCTACGGCAAGTAAGGATCATGATGGACTTTCTGAAGAAGCACCCTGCCCGCGTCTACTCGCTGGTGGTGGCCGCCCTCGGCCTGGCCGCCGCGTTCGGCGTCGAGGTACCCGAAGCGCAGATTCTCGGCGCGGTCGGCGCCGTCCTGGCGCTCATCTCTGGCGAGGCGGTTCAGCGCGTCGAGGACTCGAAGACCCGTGACGCTCTCCTCACCCCGTCGCCTGCCCATGGCGGCCTGGCCGACGAAGGCTAGCTAGGGCGGGGCCGTGAATGCCTCCCACGGCCCTTCAGCACGTCCTAGCCGAATCCCCCTGCACCCTTCCCGGGTGTGGGGGGCTTTCGTCGTTTCCCGGGCCGTTTACACGCCTGCGGGCTTCATGCTCTCGGAGCGCTCGAACAGCTCGGCGGCCCCGTGGTGGCGAAGGTGGGGCCGGATGAGTTGGCGCATGGTCGCGAAGCGCTGATCGGCTCGGCCCGAGCGGACTAGCGGGAAGTCGTCAAGGGCGGCATGCCAGGTCTTCAGGGCCTCTTCGAGGTGCCCGACCTGAAGTTGCCGTTCGGCGAGTAGTGCGCGCATGCGCACGTTGCCTCGGCGGTACACGGCGAAGCGAAGCCTGTTGCTCTCCTGTAGCGCTTCGATCGATCCGTGAACGTCGCCGAGTTCGTAACGCACTTGCGCTACGTGGTAGTTGAGCGCGGCGGGATCGTAGGACCCGAGCGGCTTCCCTCGGCTCTCGGCCCTGTCCATGGCGGCTTCGGCTTCCCGCATGTACCGCAGTGCGGCCGTACGGTTCCCGTCCTGGGCGGCGGAGTGTGCTTGCTGCCCCTTCAGGAAGGCCAGCATGCGCGGGCCGGCCTTCGGGGATGCTGCGGCGGCGGCCTCGGCCAGGCGCAACGCGTCGGGGCCGTGCCCGAGGTCGACGGCCTGAACGCTCATCCCTCGAAGCGTGGTGCAGTAGGTCAGGTGGTCGTCGGCGGACCCGGCCAGTTCGAGGGCCTTCGTGTAGTAGTCCTGTGCCAGGCCGTGAAGCCCTTCGTCTACGGCCATGTACCCCGTGAGGTAGCAGAGGTCAGAGGCGGCGGACATCATCGCTTTCCGCACGTCCTCGGGGGCCTCGGCCCGAAGGTACGGGACAACGGTGTTCACCAGGAATGACGCGGCCATGGGGCGCGCGGTACGGCCCCCGAATTGGTCGTCAAGCTCAGAGACCTTCTCGGTCATCTGAACAACCATGTCGACTTCCCCGAAGCCGTACTTCAGTCCTCGGCCCTTCTTCACGGCCTCGGCTCGACCAACGACGTCGGGCCACCCCGGAATCGTGAGCGCGACGGAGTAGAGGCCCACCCCGAGGACGCTTCGGCGTGAGGGGTCCATGTCGGCCCGCCCGAGGTCTATCAGCCCTTCCACGGTGCCCGGGGTCGGTGTGCTGCCCTTCGGGGCCGGTAGGCCGGCCTCGGCGTGCGTGACCTGCCTTCCGAGGCGACGCGAGAGAGCTTCGAGGATCAGCGGTCGGACCTTCGGCACGGGGGTTGTGCCCCCGAGCCACTTACTGACGTTGCTCTTGTCGGCCCGGACGGACACCCCGGCTTCGTCGCCTGCCCGGTTTAAGGCCGTGGCGAGCTGTCCAAGGGTCCAGTCCGCTTCGCCGAGAAGGCGGCTCAGTCCCTCGTTCGGCTCCCGCTCGGCCATGCCTACCCCCGAACTTTCCACGCTTTCAACTCTGCCCAACTCCCCAAAGGTACCGCCGCGGGCTACGGCGCGGTTGCGTAGAGCGACAACGTCAGCGAGAGGACAGACCATGCCGGGGAATCAGGTAGAGCGCGTGAGCAGCGTCGATGCGCCGTTGGATGTGGAGACGATGACGGACACCATCGACATGGTGCTGTCGATGCAACTCAGCACGTCGACCCGCGCGGACATCGACGGGCGGACGGGCCGCGCCGTGGGATTCCTGAACTTGCTCCTGGCCGAGAGCGTCGACCAGGAAGACGAAGACACGGCCGCGATCGTGCGACAGGCTCACCGGTTCTTGGAGCTGTCCGGCCGGCCGACCGAGCGGACGCCCGTGTTCGAGGCGTTCCGCTTCATGGTGGACACGGCGAAGCTCTCGAAGGCTCTCCTCTCGGCCTACGCGCAGAGGAACGGAATCGACCTGCGAAGGTGACCGTCGCACCTGAGAGCCCGAAGAAGCGGGCAGGCCGCACGGGCTACACCGGGGGGTGGCGGCGTCCCACCCTGATCGAGTGGATGAACGACAACGGCACCATCTGTGCATCGTGCTTCGGGCACCGGACGGTTTGGTGTCCCGACTGTGCAGGGTTCGGCGGCTGCACGACGTGCAAGCACACGGAGAAGGTTCGGTGCCCCCAGTGCGCGGGCGGAACGCTCGACGGGTGGCGCTGGTGACTCCCTTCCGTCCGTCCCCCCGTAGCGGATGGCAGGGAAACGAGAAGGGGCGACCCGTGGGCCGCCCCTTCTCTCCGCTCAGGCTCCGAGGAACCCGTTCCGTCTCATGTACTGCTTTCGCGTCAGCTCGATGCCGGTACGGGCGTCCGGCCCGTGCTTCTCGATCATCTGCTGAATCGTCATCCCGAAGGTGTTCCGGAAGTAGTCCGGGAACCAACTCTCGTAAGCGGCCTTCCGGTTCAGGTAGGTGTTAATCCCGTTCCTGATCCGGGCCACGGTCGTACGGGCCTTCCGGGCCGCGCACGACGTTCCCGCCCACAGCTGGTCACCCTCGGCCGTTTCGAGAAGGACGGTGCGCTTCAGCTCTTCCTTCCCGCAGACCTCACAGGTGTTGCACTCGTCGGTGATGGCTCGGATGTGCCAGGCCGCCATGTCTTGCCCCTTTGCCGTTCCTCGCTGACATGTGGAACTCTACGGCGTTTAAACCGAGTGTGTCAAATAGTAGCTTCAGGGGAAACGAAGAAGGGGCCGGTTTCCCGGCCCCTCGGTTTCGCTAGGCGTTCTGAACCTCTCGGCACCGGTCGCACGCACAGTGCGCGTCATGTAGGGCGGTGCAGAAGTCGCTAGCGGGGGTGTCTCCCGTGTCGAGGACGGTTCCGCAGCATCGGCAGAACGTCAGGTTCTCCTCGCAGAAGTGCACCCATCGGTGAATCCCCTTGCGGAGCGAAACGGCCATTGGCCTTCCCTTCATCCGGCCCCCGGTTGGGGGCCTTCTCTCGCTGACAAGGAAGACGGTAGCACCGTTTAAACGAGATTCCAAATCATAGCTTTGAGGTAAAGGGAAAGGGCCGGATCGTCCGGCCCTCGGTCACTCCTCGGTCAGTCCCTTAGCGTGCTCCCACTCGGCGACCTGCCACGCGTCCACGCGGACCACGGTCACGCCCCATCCGCCTTCGCTGTACGCGTCGCGCACGGTTCGGCCGGCAGTGGCCGCCACGTCGAACAGGGTCGGTACGCGCACGGTCATGGTCCACTCGGTCCACCCGTCGCCCATCTGTGCCGTGGCCCCGTAGTCGACCAGGGCGCCGGTAACGGCGTCGAGGGTGTCGTCAGTCTCGGCCAGGTTCTTTCCCTGGTGCCTCACTCGCACTACGGCCTGATACTCGCGCATCGTGTAAACCTTCTTCTCTCGCTGACACGGTGAAGGGGGCCGGTCTCCCGGCCCCCGTTGGGGAGGTTACAGAACCCCGAACCTCTTCGCTACGGCCTCATTGTTTCTCTGGCCCCTGCCCCCGGTGTTTCTGCTGATCCACTCGGCAGGCTTCGTCTTGTCGTCCGGGAAGCAAAGCCATCCGTGATTGCGGCGCTCAACCTTGTATCCGGCGGCCTTGATTGCCTCTGCCAGACCTTCCGGAGTCCGGTTCACCTTTGCCATCGATCGCCCCTCCCTGTGTGTCTCTCTCGCTGACAGGTGAGACGTTACTAGTATTTGGAATCTCTGTCTACCCGCTCAGGTGGGTTGTTGTTGCCGTTGTCTTTCGTCTTTGCCTTACCCCATGCCTCGGGTGCCCTGAGCGGGCGGGAGCGGGTTGGACCCCCCCTTGAAGCAAGCAATAGGCCCCCCACTGCTGGAGGTTGCTCACTTCAAGAGGGGACCTAGGGGAGTCGACTACGTACCTCGGTACGCCCGTCGGGGCTCTCGCTTTCAGGACCGGTATGGAGGGAATTAGCCTCACCGCAGGGCCGGGAAGTGTGATCAGAGCTAGGGGCCGCACGCCCGTCCCCTCTGCGGGGACACCGGTCCGGGCCTGCCTTCACCCGGTACGTCTGTCACTCGGTATGCCGTTCCCTCTCGGGCTTCTCTACCTCCCGGTGGCTGAATCCGGGGTCGGCTTTTGGTGAGGAGAGCCGTTCTCTTACTCCTGACTGTCTGGACTCCCCAGGGCGTCAACCTGGGGCCGCAGGAACGGTTTCCGGGGCCGTTCTCCCTTGGCATGTCGTCTCCCTCGGGTGCCATCCCTCGGGCCGTCGTGCGCGGCCACGGCCAAGATCACGCCGTGCGCCACGGACGTTACTGTGATTTGGACTAGACGCGCAAGCTAGACTTGGGGTGATCAAGGCCACGCGTTTACACGGTTCCAAAACACAGCATGGGGACAGGCTTCGCCACGCCCAGGGCCGAGAGGCCGGCGAAGAGGCCGCGGGGCCCCCGTGCGCCCCGTACAGGGCCGTGCAGGGTGAGCGCGGGCATGGAGAAGGCCCCCGCCGGGACGGGGGCCGTAGGGGGCTCTCAGGGGCTCGACAGGCCAACGACAAAGGCCCCGCCGAAGCGGGGCCGTGGTCGAGCTGGTAGCGCGGTTACGCGGCCTGAGCCTTCTCGTACGCCTCACGGAGGGACGCGGGCACGCGGCCCCGGTCGCTCACCTCATAGCCGTTCTCGCGCGCCCATTCCCGGATGGCCTGAGAGTCGTCCTTCGGCTTCCCGGTGCCCATGCGGCGGACCGTCGCGCGGCCCCCGCCCACCTTCCGGCCCCCACCGACGTACGGGGCCAGGACGTCACGCAGCTTCTCGGCGTTCGCGTCGGACAGGTCGATTTCGTAGGTCTTCCCGTCGAGGGCGAAGAGAACGGTCTGAGTGGCCTCGGAACCGTCGATGTCATCGACCAGGGTGATTTCGACCTTCTGAGCCATGGTGTTTTCCTTCTTCGGGAAGAGTTCGATTACGTTGGATCTTTTACCAGCGTGGCAGTTACAGCCACAAGCGATTCCGCTTAGCGTGCGGACGGGGCACCGCTGGTGATGCCCCGTCATGCACCACCCGAGCTTCACGGGCTGACCAGCTCCCCGCTGTGAGCCTTCGCGAAGGCCCGAATCACGGCCTCGGGGATGCGCCCGGTGTCCTTCACGTTGAAGCCGTTCTGACGCCCCCAAGTGCGAATGATCGCACTAGAATCCGTGGCCGCCGAGATAGCGGGAGCCTTCTCGACCGAGGCCGCGAAGATGGGGGCCTGAACCGCCGGGGGCTCCCAGGCCGGCCAGGGGTCATCCGACAGGGCCTCTTCGAGGGCCTGGCCGTGGTCGGCGACCAGCTCGACCAGCTCGGCCGCCACGGGCTCACGCTTCTTCAGAAGGTGCGTGAACAGGTGGACGGCCAGGGGTACCGCGACACTCGGCACGCCGAGGACAACGGGCCCGGGAACGGTGTCCGGAAGGGCGTTGCTCCACAGGCTGTACGCGAAGAACAGTCCGGCCAGGGTCCACGGGTAGGCCGTGGCCTTCCATCCCCAGTCACGAAGCCGGTAGGCCACCCATACGGCGACCGTCACGAAGCCTTCGACTATCAGGGGGTAGATCGGGGACAGGTCGACGTTCCCGCCGGTACCGAGGTATACGGACCGAAGAGCCTCATAGGAGAGGGTGAAGGCACCGGCCGCGATTCCCGCGACTACGGCGGCGGCGGTCCTGTCGGTCTTCTGCACTGGATTCCCTTCCGGCCCGAAGGCCGTTTCTCGCTGACATTGGGAACCTAGCACTTAGTAAGATCGCGTTTCAAGTCTAGCTTCGAATCGGAACGAGAAAAGGCCCCCCTTCCGGGGGGCCTTCCCGCTACTTCTCTACCTTCACCCACTCGAAGCGGTGGGCGGTGTGAATGTCGCCGTCGCAGCTCTTGTGCCACTTGCAGACGAGCTTGAAACGCGGGTCTCCGAAGTGCATTTCTCTTCCCCTTCAGTCTCGCACCGGGCTTTTCCCGGTGTCTCTCGCTGACAAGGAAGACGTTACTATCATTTGGAATCGGGCGCAAGTTTAAACGCGCTCGTCTTTCGGGCGGAGTGTGATCCGGACTCGGCCCACGACGACCGACCAGGGAAGGCCGCCCTTAACCGTCGCGTGCCCCTCGGCGAGCATGAGTTCCCGGGCTTCTGTCGCGTTGCTCAACAACACGGCGTCTTCGATGCCGCTCAGGGCGGCGCGCTCTCGAATGCGCGCGATGGAGCGATCTAGGGCTTCAGCCGCTCCGGTGGTGTCGCCCACGTCCTCACCGGCCGAGGCGATTCCGTCGACCTCCCAGAGCATCCAGAGAGCCATAGGGGAAGCGTAGGCTGGTCCGGCCGGCCAGGCATCCGGGCAACGCAAAAGCGGCCCCCGAAGGGGCCGCCGTGGCGCGGGTCAGGCTATTTCCATCACGGTCCCGAAGGGGCAGACCGGCATCCCCACTTCGAGCCACTTCGCCGTGGTGCGGACCACGTACCCGCCGCACTCGCACTTCGAGTTGCAGGCAACCTTGATCATGCGGGTTCCCTGCTTCTTCGGTCCGGACGAAGTCGGGGGCTCTTCCGGGGTCTCCTCGGGGTCTTCCGGCTTCGGCTCTTCCTTCGGCTGAATCGGCTTACCCATCGGGTACAGGGTGGCGTGATCGTAAGGGCCGATCTTCTTCGCCAGTTCGGCCAGCTTCTCCGTCAGTTCGGGGGTGGCTACCGTCGCGGTCATCTTGCCCGTGAGGCCGAGGGCCTTAGCGGCCTTCGCGAAGGCCCCCTTGTGGCCGCTCTTGCAGTCATCGGCCGCGTGCACCAGTTCGTGAATCAGAACGTCGAGAACGCGGGCTTCTTCCTTCAGTTCGGGGCTGATGAAGATGTGGTTCACGTCGTCCTCGGAGACGCGGCGCGCCCAGCACTGGCCGAGGATCTTTCCGTTCTCGCGCTTCGAGCCGTAGCCGAATCCGACCGAGACGTGAATCTTCTCCGGAAGGGGGAACTCGACCTTCTCGAACTCGGGGCGAAGAGCCTCGATCGCCAGGTGAAGCCACTCTTCGCGGGTGATGGTCTGAGCCATTTTCGTTCCCCTTCTCTATCCGGCCGGGCTTTCCGGCCGTCTCGCTGACAAGAAGAACGTTACTGTGATTTGGAATCTGCGTCAAGTGTTTAAACGGGCTGGTTCAAGTGATAGCATCAGGGCATACAAAAACGGCCCCCGCCGAAGCGGGGGCCGTCTGCACCGACCTTCGATCGTGTCAGCGAGAGAAGGGGAAGGTGCGAGATTGAGTGTACGGGAATCAGGGTGGCGGAAGCCATTCACCCTGGGGCCAGACCACGCGGCCTATGCGGGCCGCCCGGATCAGCGTCCGGCAGCTCGGGCACGGCTCGCGCGTCACGTACAGGGTGGCCCCCTGGCGGTGCTCCCTGGGGGTGAGGCGGACGCAATTCCGCTCCGCATGGTCAGCCGTACAGTTCGAGTAATCCGAGTTCGGCGGGCACTCCTCGGCCGTCATGCGGCCCCGAGGGCAGGCACCAGCGGACAGGCAACCGGGCACGCCCGGCGGCGGGCCGTTGTACCCGGCGCCCACCTGAGTAGGCAGGCCGGCCAGAGGCTTGACCATGACCGCGCCCACCTGGGCGCGGGTGCAGTCCCCGCGTGCGCTCACGGCCTGGGCGATTCCGAGGAAGTACACATCCCAGGTAGGCCGCGGGTCACTCACTGGCGGCCCCTCGGGCCATGTCGCGCACGATGGCGAACGCCTGGGCGTCCGTGAAGCCCGCGCCCTTCAGGGCCTCGAAGTACGAGTGAAGGGCGGTAGCGGCCGCGATCAGGTCAGCGGCCACGCTGAAGGGGCTCTTCGTCGTCAAGGAATCTCCTGGTCTCGATCCCTGCCTTCTCGGCAAGAACGGCGGTCATGGACGCCCCTCGGCTTCCGTCGAGGATGAAGGCCAGGCACACATCAGGGCCGTCTTCGATCATCAGGGCGTTTCGCAGGTACCCGGCACGCTTGCCGTGGCGGTCCCAATTCGCGGGGTAGCGCACACGGTGCATGCCGGTCTCTACGGCGTACGTGTCGGCCAGGGCATCCGCCCCTGTGGGGCAGGCTCCATGCATCAACACGGCTTCATGGAAAGGCGTCTTGTGCTCATACAAAGCCCGGAAGATCTCAAGTTCGATCTTCCGGGCGTCGGTCCAGTCGCGTGAACCGGTGACGAGAACCTTCAGCACGACCAGTCGTCGTCATCCACGTACACGGGGACGGGAACAACCGTGGTCGAGTGGCCGCCGCTCGGCGGACGAG